CGACTCGCCCTTAAAGACGCTGACCGTTTTGATTGCGGTTTCCGTGCGATCGACGAATCGGTAGGCACATCGATATATGCCACGCATGGCCTTTCGCATGACGGGAGTTAGCGCAGCCGCTCGGTCGGATGTGTAGAGTTCTGGTGAGCTGGTGTACCCAACGCCCGGATCGTCGATCTTGACCTCGACAATCTGACCATTCTCGATCTTTGGCGTCACCGAAAGTCCATAACCCTCCCCACCTCCGCGAACAAAAATCTTTGGGCGGCCCGAGTAATTCCTTCCCGTGCTGGTAACCGTGATCGCAGCAATTTTCTTGTCGCTTGCAGAGGACAGTGTCTCGAGGACAAGTGCATACCATCCGACAGCCGGGCCAACTCCGAGGTTCTCGGCAGTAGCTGGCTTTCCGATTTTGCGGCTGGCGAGAAAAATCGCCCCAAAGTCGCCCGCACTGTACCCCGTGCCGGCGATCGCTACAAACGCCGGCCTGATGAGTGTGTGTGGTGGACCGTGCGGCGTGTTTTCGTCAGCGACATTTGCGGTCAGCCGAAACTCGACGTATCTGTCAGTAGCCGAGTATCGCGGGTGTCCCTGTGCGACGGTCTGCTCGCGGACGGCCGTGTTGAAGTCAGTGAATGTGTGGTAGGAATTTGCTTGGTATAGGCGGAAGGAGAACTGGGTGCCGCCCGCCCACCCGTTACCGGGCTCGACAATCTGTACGCTGTCGGCGGAAATCTCACCGGACTCGTCACGCGGAATGTCGACCAGCGGGCGAGGGACTCCCGACGCTGATGACCACCACGGCAACCGATTCCCCTTGCTCTCCTTGATGTTGAATGGCCGGCACTCACTGTCAGCCACAACCCAACTGTCGGGGCAATCGTTCAAATAGACGCGGACCCGTGGCGGCGTAGCGTCTGGCAGCTCTGTGGCGTTTTCATATTCTGTTGACGATTGGTCCCGGCCAACCTCGGTCACCGTCTTGGCTGAGCGAGCTGGCTTTAGGTCAAACTCAATGTACTTAGCACCGTTCTCGCTGCTGACCTTCACATCCTCGCGGGACCACTGGCTCGGGTTGTCGGTGTACACGCCAGTGTTGAACCACACTGAAATCGCGGAGTAGTCGGGCCAGTAAACATCAGCGGACCTGCCGTCGATCGAGCCGCTGAATCCCTTGATCATGCGAGTGCCGCTGGCCTGCAGGCCGCCGTAGCGACGATTCTCCGCTGACTTCTTTACGTCGAAGTCCGCACCCTGCCAGTAGGTTCCGTAAAGATACTTCTGCCGGCGTGTGCTTCGGCTCGAGCCCTCGCCGTAGACAATGTTGTCATATTGATCTAGGCCGGTATCCGTGAAGCCCTTTGAGCTGTTGCTCCCGGTGTCGAGCATGTAGCCGAGCGGAAGAGGCGAGAACTCGCAAGCCGCAAACGCACCCTCGCCAGTGCTGCCCTCAACCCGCAGTGGAATGTTTGCAGTGAACCGCCGGCGGTCCTTGTCATATTTTGCCTTTGCCCGCTTGACGCCAGTCTCGCCCGTCCTGATCTCGGGCCTGTCCACATAGCCGGGGGTCGTGGTTCTGGCGAACTGGCTGACCTGATGCACTGCTGGCGTCCGAAACCACCTGCTCAAAGTGATTATCGTGTCATCGTCCGAGATATCTGTGATGTACGGCGGAAATTTGTTCCAAGAGAGGTAGGAGGGTCCGGCCCATCCGTTAATCGTCCCGTCGGCACTGGTAATTTCAGAGCCCGTATATCGGCACTGATCCTGATCGAGCTTGATGCTGTCGCCAACGGAAAACCCGTGGCCAGCATCGACAACGATACGGTTAGTCCAGAATTCGTAAATCGTTGTGTATTGCCCGTCGAGCGTCCCGCCGGGATGATTAGTCAGGAATCCAGTGCCGTCGGGATGTATGCCGATAACCGTGTACCAACCGCTAGCGGCGTCAAACTGGGTGCCGTCGGAGTTTTTAAAGTGCCGCCATCGCACAATGTCGCCGACGTTAATTCCGGTGGTGTCGGTAACGGGAAAATAGTTGCTGCCACCTACGGCGAGGGTTCCTGTTAGAGGGCCGCGTGAACGCTCCCAAAACTTTACGGTCGCTGTCTTACTCTCGCTGTTTTTATCGTAGTAAAGGATGTACTGATCTTCGGTGCCGTCCTTCGTCCCGTAAGTCTCATCGTCGGGAATCGTTCTCCCGTCATCATAGGTCTGGATTGCCGACGGGCTGAAGCCTTCGGTGGTGCTGGCAGCTGTGGTTGGGATGCCCTTAGCACGAAAGCCACTCCCCATCTTCTCGGTGCTTACCGCAAGCTCGGGTGTTTCGGTGTACCCGAGGCCGCCGTCGATAACATCGACGCCCACCACGTTGCCATTTTGGACGATGGCCTTTAGCTTGGCGGAACGATCCGGGGTTCCTCCGCCAGAAATCGTGATGTCTGGTGCATCGCTGTGCGAGCCACCGCCAAAGTCCACGTCGACTGTTTCAATGAACAGCCCTGACCCGGACGGCTGAATTTTCGGAGCCGCCTTCGGCGCGGAGATCCCCATCGGGATTGCGAACGATGCGAGCGAATCCGGTCGGTACAATCGCGGACTCTCGCCGTGCCCGTAGAAGATGAACATCCTACCGTGGCGATCCTCGGACACGCAAAAGTTCTTGACGGTCAGAGTCCCGTCCTCGGGCAGCTCAACCGTATCAATGATCCGCGACTCGTCGCCCTCGATGCGTCGGATCGACCACTCGTACTTGTACGGCCAAACGCCCTCTGCGATCTGCTCGGCTGTTAGCTCACGCTCCACACGAACCTTTTGGAGCCAAAGAAAATCGCCCTTGGTGCCAAAGATGGTTGCCCTGCGGTATAGGCCGTAGATGGGGTGCTCGTCCCAGAGGCCGTAGATCTTGATCAATCCCTTGCGGCAGATCAGCATGCCCGGCCGTCGAGACTGCATGTTGTTCAACACGCGCAGCTCGCCCGGACGCAGCACATACTGCGAAGCGTCTTCGTTCCAACCTAGCCAGTTCGTAATTTTCATGACAGGTCGGGCAGCTGCATGGAACGCCACCCCATAGTTCTCGCCGTTGGATAAGGACGGTGGTTTGGCTTGCCGGCCTCCGGAACGATTGCGTCACACTCCATAGCAATTCGCAGATCACGATTAAAAGCCTGCATGGCCACGCCTGCATCCTTGCCCGCGACTCTCGCGTACCACATTTCGCAAGCACTCAGGATCGCGGTGTACATCTGCGGGCTCGCATCAACCACGTCGGTGATTGCGTACCGAGTGCCCGCCGGTATTGGCGTGTTTATGTTTGAGTGGAGGATGGTTTCGTAAGGATCGTCATTGTCTCCCTCGACCGCCGGCTCAAACGGGAGCGGCGTGGCCACAATGCCGGCATCAAAATTCGATGCCGATATTGGCTTGCCGTCCGGGCCGGGGCGATCGTAAATCGTGGTGTCACTGACTGTGAGTGATGTCGCACTGTGCCACCGCTCTATCCGGCGTTCCATTATGAACGGGACGGTCGATCCGATGGGGTCTGCCTCCATGCCCGGAGAGCCAAACCGTATGTAGCTGCCGGCTACGTCCTGCGGGAACTGAGTCTTTGTGCCGGTCACCAGCATCTGTGTCCCGTCGCTGGCCATCGCCACTGTGCCATCTCTGGTGATCCGCTCGTAGCCGAGGTACTTGATCGGTCGCGGCAGTTTTCGATATGTGAAGTGGACGGTGTCGATGTCGTTTGGGATGCCGACAAACCGCACCTGATATCGGTCAGGGTTTTTGTCGCTCCGCATTATCGTGTAGTAATACGGCTCGCCGGTTCCCCTTGTGTTCACTTCGAGGTGAAGCCATTCCTGTGGCGGGATGTAGCAGTGGAGCGTTCCGACTGTCGCTGTGCTGAGCGTGTCGATGTCCTTGAGGTCTAGGGGCAGATCGTAGTACACGGCAGGCCGGGCCTTGACCCCGGACGCACTGTCCAAAGCTTTGCTGTTCACGGTGAGAACGTCACCGCTGACCTCAGTGATTCGCACCGGATGCGGGAAGTACGTCCCGCTGATCTCTATCAGCCGTCCGGGCAGGCACTCGTCAGCGTTTGCCACGCGGACCTGATTGCTCCCCTTGTTGAACGAGCAGACAGTCTCGACCGTTTTCGTGGCGAAGTGCCCGTCGCGTAGAAACCAACGCCAATCCTTGCACTGAATGACCTCGCGGTATCCGTGAATGATTGATTGGCGGACAGCTGCATGCTCCCCGTCCTGTGCTCCACCGCCTGTCGACGATAGCAGATAGGCGGTGAGATCTTGCGCTGTGTTCATTTAGGCTTCTTTTTTCGTGCGTACTTGTCGATGACCATCTCCCGTATCTCTCTCTTATTCATGGACGGGTGCCGGCGACTTTCGACAGCAGACATCTCACGCATTAGCTTGTCGCTTAAAGGCTTCTTAGATGGGGGCGGCATTTCGGTTCCCTTGTGCGTGACGGCACCAGAAACTGTCAGGTTCCGCTTTTCCGCAACACGCTTGATGTCGGCTGCGCCGTCAACCCAAGCCTCGGGATCACCAGCCCCTCGTTTGTCGGCGAGGCCGGCAGCGTAGTATTTTCCGTTCGGATTGATACCAGCTGCTCGAGCTGCTCTGATCATGCCCAGTGCCTGCCGGCGTGGCATGGCGTCGAATTGCTGATTGTTCAGCCGGCCTTCCATGAACGTCCGGTCAGTCCCTTTTACGCCGGGCGGGCTTTGCAGCGCGAGCATTTCGGCCATACGAGCGGGCACGTCTGCCGCTAGCATCTCGAGATAGTGGGATCGCACTGCGGGGCTCGCACTCGCAATGTCGAAAGGCAGATCTTCGTGACCTGTAGAGGTAGTCGAACGCCGCTTTGATCCCATCCTCGTCATCTCCTAGTAGCCCTAGACCTTTATTGCAGTTGTCACAAATCACACCGCGAATCGCACCCGTTGTGTGGCAGTGATCAATGCACAGTTTCTTTGCTTTTTTCTTGCAGATCTCGCACCTATGTCGTGCCCTTCTGTGCAGCCGGTCGCATTCTTCTGGCGTGATTCCGTATCTGTCGCGTAGATTCTTCTCACGCCAATTGCTCATTGCATTGGTGGATTGAGCTCTGGAGGAACCTGTGGTGGTGGGGCTGCATCAGGACCGCCAGCCGCCGCTGCGGCATCACCGGGTGACGGGGAGGGAAGACCCGGTGGCGCAGCTGGCGGCGGCGGTGGTGGCAGCAGGTAGGGGGTGGCGTCGATATCTAGGCTTTCCGCCCAATCCTTCATCAGAGCGTTAAACGGGTCGGGAGTTCCGGCACCAGCGAGCTGGCTAAGGATTGGCCCAAGCGTTTGCACAGCGAGCTGCATCTGCTGCACACGGCCAGCCTTGTTGGGTTTGCGCGCACTGCCGGCCTCGACTCTAAACAACAGTTCGCGTGTCAGGCTGACAATGTCTTTGCGAGCGATGTGCTGGGCCCAAGCAGCGGCACCCATCTTCCCCAGAACCGGAGCAATGTCCTGCGGCTCGAGCAGCCAGCGAGATGCCAATGCTTCCCGACGAGCCAACGTCGACATGCAGTTCTCGACCTCATTGGCCATGTTGTCTGGTCTGATTGAGACATTTTCGTTTTTGATCTCGGCCTCGGCCGCAGACCGCAGCGAGCTTCTCGTCCAACCGTAGGCGAGGTCGGACAAACCAGTACGCTTTGCGAACTGATCCATGACCGCTTCGATGATGGTCATCAAATCATTGTTGACCGGCGGCATGTTAAGGATGGAGACAACGTCATCAATCCGCCTGCCTAGCAGCTCGCTAAGCTCGAGGATTTTGAAGCCACCTTCGCTTGGCTCGAGCAGCTGGGTCTTCAGTGTCTCGTCGGCCGCTTTTTGAACCGCGACTACGGTTTCGCAGGACGTTGCCACACGAGTCGCGAGAAAAGAAAAAGCCCAGTTAAGGAATCGCAGCTCACCGATTGCCGGCTTAATGTGGCTCACGGGCCACGCATAGTTCGGCTTTCGGTGAAAGGCCAGCATGGTGTACGGCCAGCCCTTCGGGTCAACGTAGAACGGGATCGGCCAGCTCGTGCGGGTGAGCACACTCTGCGGGATGCCGAGCGTTTCGTCGACCGGCTCTTCCATCACCTCGGGCGGCAAATTTAAGGGGTAGTCGACTCCCTCGCAGATAACCAAATAGCAGTACCGGCCGGCCGCGTCGAACAGACCCTTGGTTTCCTTTGGATGATCTTTTAGTCGGTCGCCGATCCCGGTCTTCGAGTAAACCTTATAGAAGGTCACCAGCTCGTTGCTTTGGTCTTTCGTCCGCTTCTTCTTGCCGGACGGCTCCTTGCTGAGCTGGTGCGGCCGTGAGGAGTCGAGGTGCTTTTTTAGATCTTCGACCGGCACACCATAGGTAGCAGCGACCTCGTCGAGAGGCCGTGTGCATTTCCTCGCACACCACAACGAGTCATCTTCATTGTCGAAATCTGGATCAATTAGCAGGTTGTCGATCGAATCATAAAAGGATCCGACCATCCGCATCTCGGGATTCTCAGACGAGTCGGATGTGTCAAGGACAACGAGCTCGGTCCAGAACACACCGCCACCCTTGATCATCGCCTCGTCGACAACTTTTCTCGCCTGTTTTTTTAGGTCGAGCTCTACGGCTGTCCAATCTAGGTATTTATTAAGAAGCGTGGCGGCGATCTGCCGGCTTTCTCTTTCATCATCCTCGGCCTTAACAGCTTGGATGATCTGCATCTGCTCCATGCTCGGCTGACCGTCTTGGCCGAGCGGCTCGTCCAAGCCCATTGGTCCGAGCGGAATGTCCGGCGGCTGCATGACCGTGACCGTTCGCACCGGATTGCGAGCGTATATCACACTCGACATAATCTCCACGAGCTCAAAGCACTTGTTGAGCTGCATGATGAAGGCCGGCGGAGCTATGCCGCGATTAAACCCACGCTCGCCCGATGCGTAGGCATCACGCCACATCCAGTTCGTTTCGCCATCATAGAAGTTCGCGGCTTCCTTAGCATCGTCGTTGAACGGCTTCTTGTACCGTTCAGCCGACTTTAGCTTTTTACACCACGTCGCAACTATCTGGCGGAGCGGATTACTACTTTCCGGTAGGGACGTTGCCATCGGAGCCCTTCAGTTCGCGAAGCATTTTTGTTCCCTCGGCAAACTCCCAAGCACCGAGATCCTCCCATCCGTGATCGCCCTGCAAAGCAGGGTCATCGCGGTGGTGACAACTGTCATACACCTGAGCCGTTCCGTGCCGCGTAAAAGCCAAAACACTGATCGTGTCTTGTCCCGGCTTTGTAATCACAAAACCAATCGTGGGATTCTTAAACGTCCGGAAGTCTGTAGAGAAAAGAACAACATCGCCAATGCTCGGCTTGGGCATTGTCCAAGCCTTAGTTTTCGTAGCTGCCATAGTTTGGCCCTCCTGTCTGTGAACTTGCCGGCCCTAAGAATACATGACTCCGGTTGTCTCTCCCTAGCCGCTTTTTTCTCTCTTCTTGCCACTTCACCCACCACGGATCAGGCTTGCCGTTGCCGGCTGGCGGCTTGTGATATTTGGGGCGATATGCGCAAAGATATTCGAGGCACTGACAAAGATGCACCTCGCCCCGCGTGTTGGGCTTGTCGGTGACAATTGCCGTGCCGCTGACGTAATTCACCTGCTTCTTGTAACGCTTCATTTCGCGAAACAAGTCGCCGCAGGTGCCCTCTAATATCTTGATTTGCGTGGTGCCGTCCGGCCGGATGTGCAGCGAGGTCCGTGTGCTTTCCGTTCGGGCGATGATGTCATCGCAGCCCGGCAGGAATGAGCTGCCGGTGATGTGGCTGCGGATTCCTCTGGCGGCCAGCTGCTCGGTGTACTGATCGGTCGGAAGTCGACCGGAGCCAATATCCCGCAATCGACCGCCGTGGGCGTCGATAATGAAGGCGTGAAAATGGTAGTCCCTTACCTTTTTCGCAAACTCCTCGCCGAAGATCTGGGCGTTACATTGACGCAAGTATAGCTGGTCATAAACCAGCCAATACTTCTCGTCCGGTGGAACGGCGCAGAATAGCACCGCCGTAACGGCATGGCCGGGATCGATGACGGCATACCGCGTCCACTCGTAAGGGATCTGATTTTTCGGCAGCTGGTCGGTGCCGATGGAGT